ATGAGCCTCGAAGCGACCCTTTACGGCCTGCTCGGCTCGCTGGTCAGCGGACGCTGCTATCCGGACACGATTCCCGATTCGCCCGTCTTCCCGCTGATCGTCTACCAGCAGGTTGGGGGGCAGGCTGTCGAGTTCATGGAGCAGGCGATGGCCGACCAGGACAACGCCCGTGTTCAGTTATGGACGTGGGCCAAGACGCGCGCCGAGGCCAACAGCATCGCGCATCAGGCCCGAACCGCAATCATCGGCAGCGCGATGCAGGCGAAAACGCTTGCCGCGCCGGTATCGGTCTACGACGAAGACATGAAGCTCTACGGTGCGCGGCAGGATTTCAGCATCTGGCACGCGCCATAACGCATCAAGCCCCGGCCAGGACTGTCGAGAGATAGACCGAATCCGGGCACCCATTCGGCCTGTGCACAGGCTGAAACCGACTGTCGCGAGACAGCCGTCCCACATCGCCGCGAGGCGAAGCAATCCCTTCTAGAAGGACGACGCACCATGTCTGTGAAACTCCCGAACGGAACCACGTTCGCGATCGCGTCGGGCTATGGCTCGCCGATCACCGTCACCGCGCTGAGCAATGCCACCGAGGCTGTTGCCACCGCGACCAACACGTTTGCTACCGGCGATTACGTCGAGATCACGTCTGGCTGGTCGCGCCTGAACGGCAAGATCGCCCGCGTGAAGTCCGCCACCGCCTCCGATTTCGTGCTGGAAGGTATCGACACGTCCGACACCACGATCTATCCGGCCGGCACGGGCACGGGCACGGTGCGCAAGATCAACGGATGGACGCAGATCCAGCAGGTGCTGACCACCTCGACCAGCGGCGGCGACCAGCAGTTCGCGACGTACCAATTCATCGAGGCCGACCAGGAAACCCGCATCCCGACCACCAAGAGCGCGGCGGGGCTGGACCTGTCCATCGCGGACGATCCGACCTTGCCGGGCTATGTGGCCCTGTCGGCGGCGAACGATGACCGCAATCAGCGCGCGCTCAAGTGCACGCTGTCGAATGGCTCGATCATCCTCTACAACGCCTATTGCTCGCTCAACAAGACGCCGAGCATGACGGCCAACCAGGTGATGGCGTGTCAGGCGACCCTGTCGTTCCTGAACGCCGACCCGGTTCGCTACGCCTCGTAACCCAACAGGCCCGCTTCGGCGGGCCTTTTCTCACAGGTGACCGATGTTCTCCATCAAGGCAAACCCCACGTTCGACGCGGCGATCACGATCATCGGCCAGGGCCGCGAACAGCAGCTCAACGTGACGTTCAAGCACAAGCCGCGGACCGAATACCTTGCGCTGCTCGACAAGATTGGCAAGGGCGAAACGTCCGTCGCCGACGCGCTGCTTGCGCTGCTCGACAAATGGGATGCCGATGCTGACCTGTCGGCCAAGTCCCTTGCGCTGCTTCAGGAGCAACAGCCGGGCGCCGATTGGGCGATCCTGCAGGCATACGGTGAAGCCCTTGTGGTGGCCCGCAAGGGAAACTGATCGCGGGGGCGGAAGCGCTCTACTGGAAGCCACCCAACCCGGAAGAGCTTGAGCCCTACGGGCTCACGGCGGACGACTACCCGCCCCCATCCGTCGAACTCTGGCCGGAAAACTGGCCTGCCATCCAACTGTTCACCCGCCTGTCGACGCAATGGCGCGTTGGCGCAGGCGGGCCGGTCGGGCTGGATTATGGCGTCCTCTTTCACGAGTTGGACCGCATGGGCCTCGACACCGAGGCTTATGACGACCTGTTCGCATCCATCCGCGTGATCGAAGGCATCGCGCTCAACGAGCTCCACAAGAAGGACTGACCTGTGGCCGAAGAAACCTCTACCGGCTCGATCGGCACCGCGCGCATCGATGTCACGGTCAACACCGCGACGATGGAGGCCGGCATCACCGCGGCCAAGCGTAAGGTGTCCGGGCTGGGCGCGGAGGCGGCGGCTCAGTTCGACAAGGCGAACGCGAGCACGAAGCGTTACGCCGAAAGCCTGCTGCGCCAAGCCGACTTGCTTGGCAAGTCGCGCGCCGAACAGATCGCCTACAACGCGCAAGTCCGCATTGGTGGCGAGCTTGGCGAGCAAATCGCAAGGAAGGCGCTTGCCCAGCAGGCGGCGCTCGCTGCCGCGACCGGGAACACCGGCAAGTCCATCAAGGAACTCCAGTTCGCCATGCGCGGCCTCCCCGCGCAGATCACGGATATCGTGACCGGCTTTGCCACCGGGCAGCGCCCGCTCAACATCCTGTTGCAGCAGGGCGGCCAGCTCAAGGACATGTTCGGCGGCGTCGTCCCCGCAGCAAAGGCCCTCGGCAGTTCCCTTCTCGGCCTGATCAATCCGTATACGCTCGCCGCTGGCGCCGCCGCGGCCCTGTTGCTGGCCTGGAAGCAGGGCAGCGATGAGGCCGATGCATACAACAAGGCGCTCATCCTCACGGGCGACTACGCCGGCATTACGGCCTCGCACCTGGGCGAACTCGCCAAAAGCATCAGCAATACAGCGGATGCGACTCAGCACGCTGTGGCGGATACGCTCGCGCAAGTGGCATCGTCCGGAAAGTTCACCAGCGACCAGATCGAGCTTGTCGGCCGCGCCGCCGTTGCCATGTCCCAACTGACCGGACAGGCCACCGCAAAGACCATCAGCCAGTTCGAAGAGATCGGCAAGAAGCCGGTTGAGGCCATCCTCAAGCTCAACGATGCGCAGCACTTCCTGACCGAAGAAACCTACGCGCAGATCAAGGCGCTGGAAGATCAAGGGAAGTCGCAGGAAGCGGCTGCGCTGGCGATGCAGACCTATTCCGACGCGCTGCGCGACCGCGCGAAGGAAGTAACGGACAACGCCGGGTACATGGAGAAGGCTTGGCACGCGGTAGCCGGCGCTGCCAAGGGCGCATGGGATGCCATGCTCGATGTCGGTCGCACGCAGACGACCGCCGACAAGATTGCGGCGATCAATGCGGAAATCAGGGCTCTAACCACCCCGCACACCGATCGCGCGGGCAACCTGGTGCAAGGCCAGTTCGGTGGCAAGGTCGCCGAACTCATCAAGCAGCGCGACGCCCTGCTGGCGCAGGCCGAGGCGGATTCGAGAAAGGCGCGCGAGGAAGCGGCCAAGCAGCAGCTCGTACAGGACCGCGCCAACTCCGACCGCGAAGCAGAGGCGTATTTCACCAACGCGCAGAAGCGCGCGCAGGCATATATCGCCGCCGAGAACGAATTCAACGCCCGCATCAAGCGCGCACTCGACGCGGGCGATAAGGCGCTAGCCGAGCGCGAGCGCCAACAGAAAGCGGCCGTTCTCGCGGGCATCAATGCGAAGTTCGCGGACAAGGGCTCGTCCCGATCCTCTGGCGCAGGACGCAGACGCGCAGACGACTTCCGCGACAGCGGCTTGAAGCAGTTGCGAGCCAATATCGATGCCGAGGCGAAGATCCTCGACCTGCGCAAGAAGAACGCCGACTCGCTCGCGGCCTACAAGTCAGCCATGGACGGCAAGCTGCAAACGGATCGCGAGGCGAATCAGCTCAGCGTCGAAAGTATCGGCCTCAGTCAGCGCGAGATTGAACTGCGCCGCCAGATCATCGAAATCGAGCGCGAGGCGGATCGTGAGCTTGCGCGCCTGAACTCGCCGTCCAATCGCGCCAATCTTACGCAAGAGGAATACGACGCCCGACTGAAGGTCATCAAGGATTACGAGGCACAGCGGATCGAGGCCGCCAAACAGGCGGATGCGGCTATCACCGCCGCGCAGAAGTCCTTCAATGCAGGCGCGCGCGCCGGCTATCGCGATTGGGTCGACCAAGCATCGAACGCCGCAGCGCAGGCACACGACCTGTTCGTCAATGCCTTCGACGGCATGGCGGATGCGCTCGCCAACTTCGTCACCACCGGCAAGCTCAATTTCCGTAGCTTCGCGACCGATGTGCTGAAAGAGATCGCGCGCATCGAAACGCGCATCTTGGTGTCGAAGGTCGCCTCGTGGTTCCTGGGCGCGTTCGGCGGCGGTACGAGTATCGGCGCGGGCGCGGCAGGCGGTGCGGCAGGTGGGGCGGCGGGCGCGGTCGCGAATGCCAAAGGCGGCGTTTATGCCTCCCCCGGCCTTTCCGCCTACTCCGGGCAGATCGTCGACCGCCCCACGCTCTTCGCCTTTGCCAAGGGTGCCGGCCTCATGGGCGAGGCCGGACCCGAGGCGATCATCCCGCTGAAGCGCGGCCCGGATGGAAAGTTGGGCGTGAGTGCGTCCGGCGGCGGAGATGTCTATGTGACCACGACGGTCAACGTGGACAACTCCGGCAATGCCGACAGCAAGTCCGGCGCCACGAACAACGATGAGGCGCGCCAGCTCTCCAAGCTGATCGAGACCAAGGTCCGCGATGTACTCGGCCAGGAAAGCCGCCAGGGCGGCTTGCTGTGGAGGATGCAGCACGCATGAGCACGCCTACGTTTACCTGGCAGGCCACCGGCAACCCGACCGGCACGGTGTCTTTCCGCGTCCGCACCGCGCAGTTTGGTGACGGCTACAAACAGACGGTTGCGGACGGTATCAACAACAAGGTCCAGTCCTGGCCGCTCACGTTCACAGGCACCAAGGCCGAGATGCAGGCGATCGTCAACTTCTTTGACGAGCGGGCCGGATGGCAATCGTTCTACTGGACGCCCCCGTTGGGCGTGCAAGGGCTGTACAAGGTCACCACCTACAGCCCGACGCCGAAGGGTGGCCCGATCTACACGGTGACCGCAACCTTTGAGCAGGCATTCGCGCCGTGACGTTCAAGGCAGACATTCAGACGCTCGAACCGGGCGAGTTGGTTGAGCTGTTCGAAGTTGACGCAACGGCCATCAGCGGCGATCTGCTGCGGTTCCACGCATACACGCAGATCGGGTCGATTTGGTGGCAGGGCAACGAATACAGCCCATGGCCCATCACGGCGGAGGGCTTCGAGCTTCAACCGTCCAAGCCGCCTGTTCCGATGCTCACGGTCGCCAATATCGACGGCAGCATTTCGGCGATCTGCCTGCAGTACCAGGACATGGTGGGCGCCGTCGTCACCCGTCACCGGACGCTCGGGAAATACCTCGACGCGGCCAACTTCGGCGGCACGAACCCGACCGCGGACCCGACGCAGGAGATGCCGCCCGACAAGTGGTTCATCGAACGCAAGGCCGCGGAGACGAGCACGGCCGTCCAGTTCGAGCTATCTAGCGCGCTCGACTTCAACGGCGTGCAGCTTCCCCGGCGCGTCATCATCGCCGGCCAATGCCCCTGGGTGTACCGCAGCGCAGAATGCGGCTATACCGGCCCTGCCGTTGCGGACGCCAGCGATAACCCGACATCCGATCCCGCGCTTGATGTCTGCGGCAAGCGCCTGTCGTCGTGCAAGCTGCGGTTCGGCGCCAATAACCCGCTTCCGTTCGGCGGTTTCCCCGCAGCCAGCCTGACGCGATGAAGCCCAAGACGCTCGACGCCATCCGCGAGCACGCGCTTGCGGATTACCCGCGCGAGGCGTGCGGGCTGGTGGTGGTCAAGAAGGGCAGGGAGCGATACATCCCATGCCGCAACCTCGCCACGACCGCAAGCGAGCACTTCATCCTCTCGCCCGAGGATTACGCCCATGCCGATGAACAGGGCCAGATTGTCGCCGTGGTCCATTCGCATCCTGATGTTGCGGCTCGCCCTTCGGAGGCTGACCGCGTGGCTTGCGAGGCGTCCCGGCTTCCCTGGCTGATCGTTTCCATCGTCAAAGGGGATGACGGCGCGCCGGTAGCCGGCGAGGTCGCCGAAATCGAGCCGTGCGGTTATGAGGCGCCCTTGGTCGGTCGCGAGTTCTCCCACGGCATCCTTGACTGCTACACGCTGGTGCAGGACTGGTACAGGCGCGAGTTTGGCGTCGAGCTTCCGCATTTCGACAGACCCGACAACTGGTGGAATACCGGCGGCGACCTGTATATGCAGAACTTCGCCAAGGCCGGCTGCGTTCCTGCATCCAAGCCAATGAAGCGCGGCGACATCATCCTGATGGCGATCCGCTCGCGCGTCGCCAACCATGCCGCGGTCTACCTGGGAGACGGCCTGATGCTGCATCACCTGTACGGCCGGCTTTCGAGTCGGGACGTATACGGCGGCATGTGGGCGGAAAAGACCATGCTGATCGTCCGGCACAAAACGCAGCTCTGAGAACGACATGACCGCGACCACGATCCGACTCTATGGCGAGATGGGGGCGAAGTTCGGCCGCGTCCATCGAGCCCACCTTGATACGAATACGCCAGCGGAAGCCGTGCGCTATCTGTGCAGCCAGTTCCCCAAGGCCAAGGCGTATTTGATGGGCGCGAAGGACAGGGGTGTTGCATTCGCCGTATTCCGAGGCAAGGAGAACATCAAGAAGGAGAACCTGACCGAGCCTGTGGGGCAGGACGAGATCCGCATCGCGCCCGTCATCATGGGCAGCAAAAACGGCGGCGTATTCAGCATCATTCTTGGCGCCGTCCTTGTCGTGGTCGGCTTTCTCGGCTCGACGTATGGGCAGGCCTTCGGCGGCGGGGTCTGGGGCCCAATCCTCACCAAGATGGGCATCGCCATGATCGCCGGCGGCGTCGTCCAGCTTCTGACGCCCGTCCCCAAGGCGCCGAAGAACAGGGATGCGCCCGACAACGCGCCGTCCTACTCATTCAACGGCGCAGTCAACACGCAAGCACAAGGAAATCCCGTCCCGTTGCTGTACGGCCGCATGATCGTCGGCTCGGCCGTGGTCTCCGCCGGCATCAATGCCGAAGACTACTCGCCGGCCTCTGCGGGCGTAGGCGGCGGCGTGGTGGGCGGCGGCAACCGCAAGACCCCATACGACCCATAACCATGACGGACTCCAACACGATCCGTGGCGCCAAGGGCGGTGCGGGCGGGCAACATACGCCCGTCGAATCACCCGACAGCCTGCGCTCCATCGCGTATTTCCGCATCCTCGATCTCGTTAGCGAGGGCGAAATCGGCGGTCTCGTCAACGGCGCTCAGTCGGTCTTTCTCGACGAAACACCGCTCGCGCAGCCGAATGGCACGCTGAACTTCCCCAAGGCCCACATCGAAGAACGCACGGGCACGCAGGACCAGACGTATATCCCCGGCTTCGATTCCGTCGAGAACGAAATCAGCGTCGGCACGGAACTGCGGTCGGACGCGCCCTGGGTGCAATCGATCACGGACGTGACGCTCTCTGCCGTCCGCATCACGATAGGCGTTCCAGCCCTCTCGAAAGCCAACACCAGCAACGGCGACATCGGCGGCTATTCCATCGCCTACAAGATCGAGGTGCAGACGGACGGCGGGTCTTTCGTCTCGGTCTACAACGGCAACATTACCGGCAAGACGACCACCAAGTACCAGCGCAGCCACCGCATTGACCTCCCGGCAGCGACTACGGGCTGGCAGATCAAGATCACACGCCTGACCGCCAATGCGAACAGCTCGTCGATCGCCGACGTGACGACGATCGACAGCTATACGGAGATCATTGACGCCAAGCTGCGTTATCCCAACAGCGCCGTCATCGGCGTGATGGGGGATGCCAGCCAGTTCAGCAACATTCCTCGGCGGGCCTATGACCTGTGGGGCCGCATCATTCAGGTGCCGTCGAACTATGACGTTCAGACGCGCACGTACACGGGCGTTTGGGATGGCACGTTCAAGCCGTCATGGACGGATAACCCGGCGTGGATCTTCTACGACCTGGTGTTGCATGCGCGGTACGGCCTGGGCCATTTGATCGATAGCACGCATGTCGACAAGTGGGAGCTTTACCGGATCGGCCAGTACTGCGATCAGATGGTGGACGACGGCAAGGGCGGAACCGAACCGCGCTTCGCGTGCAACCTCTTCGTCCAGACGCAGGCCGATGCCTACAAGCTTCTAAGCGACCTATCCGCTGCATTCCGCGGCATGTCCTATTGGGCGGGCGGGACGATCGTCGCCACGGCCGACATGCCATCCGACCCGGTGTACCTCTACACCAACGCCAACGTCATCGATGGCAAATTCACCTACTCCGCAAGCCCGCGGAAAACGCGCTATACGACTGCGCTCGTAAGCTGGAACGACCCCTCCAACTTCTACCGGACCAAGGTCGAATACGTCGAGGACCGTGACGGTATCGCCCGTTACGGCTTCCAGCAGACGGATGCGACCGCCGTGGGTTGCACGTCGCAGGGCCAGGCTCAGCGCTTCGGGAAATGGCTGCTGCTCACGTCGCGGCTAGAGACGGATACGGTCACGTTCAGCGTCGGCCTTGATGGCGTGATGGCGGCGCCGGGCCAGATCATCAAGATCGCGGATGCAGCGCGCGCCGGCAAGCGCCAGGGTGGCCGCATTTCGTCCGCTACGGCCACGGTTGTCACCGTCGACAAGGCCCCGCAGGTCGCCATCGGCGACACGCTGACCGTTGTCATGCCGGACGGCGTGAGCCAGACGCGCACGGTATCCGCCGTTGCCGGCAACGATATCACGGTGTCCTTGGCTTTCACGCAGACGCCCGCGGCCGAGTCCGCATGGGTGGTCGAAAGCGTATCGCTTGCTGCGCAGACGTATCGTGTCCTGTCAGTCACAGAGGACAAGTCCGACAAGGACATCAGTTTCACGATCACGGCGCTGCAGCACAACGAAAGCAAGTTTAGCGCGGTCGACAACGGAACACTGATCCAGGTTCCCCCAATTTCGGTCCTCACGCCCACCGTACAGGCACCACCGGCGTCCGTTGGCATCGGCGAGCATTCGGTCATCGTGCAGGGCGCCGCGCAGGTGACGCTCACGATCTCGTGGGACGCGGCGGCAGGCGCCGTCTCGTATGACGTGGAATGGCGCAAGGATAGCGGCCAATGGATCAGCGCGGGCAATATTGCCGGCCTGTCCGTTGAAGTGGCGGGCGTATATCCCGGAAGTTATCAGGCCCGCGTGCGCGCAAGGAATGCCGCAGGGGATGCGTCGATCTGGACATACTCCAACGCGGGCAGCCCGACGCTGGTGGTCGGAAAGACGAATGCCCCGCCGCCGCCCACGCTCACGGCGACTGGCGGCATCATGGAGATCCGCCTGGACTGGACGTTTCCCGCGTCTTCCAACGTCGACGACACCAGCTATACGGAGATTTGGGTTAGCCCGACCGTCGTCATGGCGGACGGCGGCCAGCTCGGCAAGTTCGCATATCCGATCAACACCGCGCGCATTACCGGCCTGCTCCCCAGCGAGACCTACTATGCGTGGGGCCGTCTGGTCGACAAGTCGGGCAATGTCGGCGCCTGGTCGAGCGTTGTCAGCGCCACGACCAACACGAACGACGCACTGTTCCAGCCGATCACTGACATCACGAATGGCCTGCGTTCCGACGTAGACAAGACGCTCGCGGAAGTATTCCCCGAGATGGCTGGTTCGGACACGAACTATGCCGGAGACACTACCTCGTATGTTGGCGTCTACACCGAGAAAACGGCGCGCCAGGAAGCCGACGGTCTGTTCGCGCAGACCATCGATGTCATTGGCGCGCTGACCCCGGACAAGAAGGCGTTCGTCCTCAACCAGCAGACCGTCAAGGTAGACAGCACCACGGCGCTCGCCGACTACATCACGAGCACACAGGCATCCGTCGATAACGTCAACGCGCGCATCGACACCGAGCAGACGGCGCGAGCCAATGGGGATAGCGCGAACGCCGCGAGCATCACCGCGCTACAGACCACCGTTAATGGCAACTCTGCCAGCATTTCCGAGCTGTTGAGCACCACTAACGGGCTCAGCGCCAAGTGGGGCGTGACGGTCGACATCAACAACCGCGTCACTGGCATCCAACTGAACGCCGGCACAAGCTCCACGACGCTCGATATCGTCGCCGACCGTTTCAGCATCGTGAACCCCAGTGGCACGGACGGCCTGACATGGGACGGCGCGGGCGGCACGCAGATCGCGCGCTACGGCGCCTATATGAAGGTGACCGGCTCAGGTTTCGGCACGACCGCCGACCTGATCGAATGGTATGGCCCGGCGATGGCCGTTGGGTCGTGCTCGCGCTCAAATGCCGTGTATTACCTGGCCTCGAACGGCGACGCCTATTTCGGCGGCGCATTGCTCGTCGGCACGATCAAGAACGCAGTGCAGACGACGGACACGTCAGCAACTGCAAGCGTGACGCTTGGGCCGTTCGCAACGAACGGCGGCACCAAGCAGATCACGGCAAGCTATTCGTTCAACAACAGCACCAGCGTTACGGGCAACCAGACGGCGACCTATAACAATAAATCGTTCGCCGCGACGATCAACGTCTATCGCAGCGTGAATGGCGGCGCGGAAACGCTGGTGCAGACGCTCAATGCCGCAACAACGTCATCGGCGACCTATTCGGCCGCCGACGACAAGACGCTGATTGTGTGCCATATGAACACCAGCGCCACGTTCAACGACACAACGGCCGCGACCAGCAATCTGCAATTCCGCATTGCCATCGCATCGCGCACCGCCCCATTCACCGTCACAGGCTTCGGCCAGAGCATGGCGTTGCAGTCTGTCGAGCAGTAAAGGAAACCGATCATGGCACAGCAGCATATCAACCAAGGTACGCCGCCCGCCGGCACGGATGGCGACACCAACGCAGTGGCTTGGGCCAAGGCCGAGGCGAATTTCACGGAGTTGTATAGGTCGGCGGCCGCCATCGACATTCTGTCGAAGGACTATATCTCCGGCCTGAAAATGGTATGGGTCAGCGGCACGGCGCTAACCGTGAAGACGGGCTCAGCCGCGCGCCCCAGCGATGGCACTCTCATATCCGCAGCGGCCGACATCGCCAAGACCGGGCTTACCCTGAGCGCCTCGACCTGGTATCACGTCTATCTTTTCGACAACGCCGGCACCGCTGACGTTGAGATCGTCACCACCGCCCCGGCATCGCCTTACTTCGGCACCGCGCGCGCGAAGACGGGCGATACGTCGCGGCGATACGTGGGCAGCGTGCTTACTGATGTGAGCGGGAACATCTACAACTTCCTGTCTCTACCTGGTGGTTTTATTTCCTATCGCGTAAAGACCAGCAATGCCCCCTTCCGAGTGCTCGCCAACGGGAAGGCCATCGCGCAAACGAATATCTCGCTCCAGGGGGTCATTCCGGTCACGTCGCGTTGCGCCTATATTGTTCCGACGAATCAAGACGCTACCTATGCCGTATATTTCTCATCATCCGATTCTTCCGAGCCTAGCAATGAAATTACCTTTCAGGCGTCCGGCGCATCGGGAATGAGCAGGCCGCCGACATTCATGCATCTTGATACCTCTCAGACATTTTCATACTCCTACCAATCAGCTCCCACGGGCGGCCTATATGTGGACGTATGGGGCTACACCTACGAGCGCTGACCATGTACGCCATCACCGCTACCGGCTATCGCTGCATCGCCAATGCCACCGACGTGCTGCCCGGCGAAACCGCCGTCGATGAACTGCCCGCGTCGCTGCTGACCGCGCTTGCGGCCTCCGAAGCGCGCCAGCAGCGTGACGGCATGCTCGCCGCCAGCGACTGGACCCAAGTCGCCGACGCGCCGCTGACCGCGACGCAAAAGACCGCCTGGGCCACCTACCGCCAGGCCCTGCGCGACGTGCCCGCGCAGGCGGGCTTCCCGGACGCGATCGACTGGCCGGCTATGCCATAGACGCACCATTTAGGCGCGGGCCATCAAGGCGCCTTGACTACGCGCTCAGAACCCGCCCCATCCTGATATTTCAACCCGGACGGCGTGGCGAGATAGCCATGCGCGCCCGCAAAGTCGGTCTCGCTGAAGTGCTCGGGATCTTGCCCGCCCACGATGGCGGCATCTGCGCGAGCAGTCAGCGGAATGCCGAGGAACATGCGATCAACGCGGCTCGGGTGAAACGCCGTGTTGATTCCGTGGGAATGGATCGATTCCCCGGTTGCCGTCATGCCGGACGGCACAAGCGCGCGATTCACGGCGCATCCGATGTGGGAATGCGACGTTGTGACGACCAGGCCGAAGCGTGCCCCATCCGTGGCGATCTCGGCGCACGCTTCGTACCCGGTACGATCGGAGAACGCCCGGAAGGTCTTGGCCGCGCGGGACAGGAAGGCGACCTTTCCCTCGCCGGGAGCACTGGTAAGCGTTGTCACGCGATCCACCGGGAAGTCCGCGGCGGCGGCGGAGAATGCAAACAGCGCGATGGCTAGGGCGGCCTTCATGGCTTACCTCCCGATTGCGCCATTAGCATAGCTAGTAAACGCTGTCAAGTCAAGCGAACCAGCAAACGCGCGGCCCTTCGGGGCCGTTTCCATTTCAGGGGGTGGGAGGTGACGGATATGGAGCGGACGGTGGGCCAACTTGAAGGCCGTGTCGGGTCGATCGAGGACCGGCTCGAACGCATCGAGGACAAGCTCGACAGCGTGGTGAATGCGGTGCAGCGAGCGAGGGGCGGATGGTGGACGCTGATGGTGGTCGGCTCTGCGGCCGGCACCCTAGGCGCGCTGCTGGCGACATGGTGGGGCTATTTCACCGGGGGGCACCGATGAACTCGCGCGAACGCTTCGACCGCTTCTGGGCGGCGGTGAAACCGTGGGTGCTGTTGCGCATCCAGCAGCCCTCGACGTGGGCGGGCCTGCTGCTGAAGGTGGGCGCCATCGCCGGCTTCGTGGTGACGGACTCGACGGCATCGCACATCGGCGAGCTGCTGGCGGTGATCGCGGGCGGCCTGCTGGTGGCGTACAACCAGGGTGGGGGCCATGAGCCGCCGCATTCCTGACGCTGCGCTAGCGCTGATGCGCGAGTTCGAGGGCTGCCGGCTGGACGCCTATCAGGACGCGGTAGGCGTCTGGACGATCGGCTACGGCCACACCAAGGGCGTGAAGGCCGGCGACTCGATCACGCAGGAACAGGCGGAAGCCTTCCTGCTGGACGATGCGCAGGACGCAGCCGGCGGCGTTCTAGGCGCCGTGAAAGTGCCGATGACGGACGGCCAGTTTGGCGCCTTGGTCGATTTCGTGTTCAACCTCGGCCCGGGTGCGCTGGCGAAATCCACGCTGCTGCGCAAGCTCAATGCTGGCGACTACGCGGGTGCGCAGGCCGAGTTCGCGAAGTGGTGCCATGCGGGCGGCAGGTTCTACGCGGGCCTATTGCGGCGGCGCAAGGCCGAGGCCGCGCTGTTCGGGAGTTGACCATGTTCCTACTGACCAAGCTCAAGGCCTGGGCGCTGGGCCTGATGGCTGCTGTGCTTGCCGTTGCGGGCGCCTATCTTGCCGGCCGCTGGAAGGGGTCTAGCGCCGCCAAGGTGAAGGCCGAGGTCTCCCAGCAGCGCGCGCAGATCCACGCGCAGGACGCACAGGCACGAATCGACGCCGAGGTTGATCATGAAATTGCCAAGCTCCCGGACGCTCCAGCTCAGCGCGTGGGCGATGCTGCCCCTGCCACTGCTGCTGGCCGGCTGCGCACCGATTGGATGCGCTAAGCCCGACCCGTGCGCCGTGATGCGCGCGATCTACGTCAGCCCGGACGACGTGCTGACGGACGGGACCGCCAAGCAAATCCTCGCGCACGACCAACGCTGGGCCGCGCTGTGCAAGGCGCGCTGA